TCTCCCAATTGTACTCTCTTGTACGTTGAAAGTCCCAATATTCTTTTAAGTCTTTGTATGATTCCTCTGAAATAGCCATTATCTTATTATATCTATTTTTGCGTCTGGTGTCCATACCTCTAACTCACTCCTTAATCTATCTTCTTGTTTCAGTTTGTTATAACGAGACTCAGCCTTTTTCTTCCACCAATCTATTATATTATTTAGGTTAAATTTATCCCAATTCTCACCTTTAATAATCTCTGTCTTGTTATCTTTTACTATATCTAGATAGTTCTTAATACCATAGTCACTAACATAATATCTTTTTCTTTCAGTTAGTTTCTTAGCATTACTTATAGTTGTATTAAATCTTTCTAAATTACTTTTGTCTAAACTTCTTTTTACTAAACCAATAATGGCTGTAGTTAGTTTTAACTTTCTACTAGAGGCGTCATCTTTAATAAGTTTACCTACATTGTTTTCAACAAACGTTGCAAGGTCATGGAAAGGTTTACCATGTATCAAAGGTATAAAATCACTATCAGTTAAACCTTTATATCTTAAATATGGTTTCATACCATCATATTGACTAGATGATTTACTATTACCATATAAACTTGTAGTCTCAAACAATGATAAATTCATACCATATTTTGCATTTAATTTTTCTCTTATTGTGTGACTACAACATATGGCAGCCAATAGTTTACCACCTAGATAATTAAAACCAAAAGGTTGAGTTGGTACTATTACAAATCCCATAATAGAAGTCTTATTAAAACTTACTAATTCTGGTACATGAGTTAACAAATCGTTTCTTGGTTTCATGTTTATAACAGGAGAACCACATCTTATAAAACCTACCCACTGACCACTATTCTTTTCTCTTACTGCAATCTTTAAATTTTTACCAGGTACACTTGACATATTAGTATGAGAAGAAGTCATGTTTAATAATGTATCATATGTTTCATTATCTGGCTCTAGTATTTCAAAGTCCATATCTTTAGGCGACATATCAAAATTAGAAAATATACTACCCTCTAGACCCATACCAGGCAAAGCAGATGGTACATTTACTATTTGAGATAACTTTTGATCTCTCATATATTCATCTATACGATTAAACTTTTCAAAGTAATCATTGAATATATTGGCACAATGTAAGGCCTGATCATTTGTTAATGTTTTCATCTTCATATTATATCACGTTCAACTAAATTTGTCAACCTGGTTTCCCCATACATCCCAACCAGGCATAGAAGTTCTAGCAAATAGTTCTATACGTGGTAAATCACCACATAGTTTTACTATATCGTCTCTGATTCTATCTGGTTTTCTACTATGTTCTCTACGTTCACTCACAACTAATCTATCTACATTACCACCAACTCTTTTTGGTTTACCTTTTGTTGCAAGTATACATGTCTCGGTGTTGGCCCTAGTCCAGTATCCTGGACCTTTGAAAAAGTAATTGTTTATTCTATTCTTATTCGTCTTCGCCCACGTGAAACCTACTGTCTTATACTCAAAGCCCCACTTCTCTACCAATGGTATTTGTTTGTGTAGTAAAGGATCGGTACACCACATAAACAATACACAATCTTTGTCTGCTAGGTCACCTATCGGTAAATTTTCTATATCTTTCATTGTCATAGTAGGATAATGATTGGCAGGATTAGTTTGTGCCTTATCATTATTATAGTTTTGAAAATGCCATGGAGGATCAGCGTAGATTATATTATATTTTTTTGTTGAGATCATATTCAAAATTTTGAGTATCTTCACTTACTTTAATTTGTTTTGCACCATTCTTAATATGAAAGTGTGTTGCCATTGGTGTTAATGGCGATAAGGTTACCACTCTTTTAAAATGATTTTGTTTTGCATACTCAGCTAACTTATTAATTATCTCTTTACCTGCACCTCTTTTACGAGACCATACCGTATATGCTACAATTATTTCACCTCTTTGGCCATCTTGATTGGCAGCTTGTGACATGTAATCCATTTCTCTTACGGTATATGGTACTTCAGGACATTGTGCAATACAAACTATTGCTTCTATTTCATCATTATATTTTAGTCCAAATATTTTTCTACCTTGTGTAATTCTAAAACCTAAAGTTAGTTCAGGTCTTACAGGATCCTCTGATACATCAATGTCATCTAGTTCAACTAATTCTGTACCTTTGACCCATTTAAAAAAGTCATTTATATTGTCTTTAAATTTTTTCATCCAAAAAATGCCTCCAAACTTGCTTTTTTCTCCTGTGACCAACCGATTGCTTGTAATATAAATCGCATAGGGTCAAGGAATGTTTTTTCAAATTGTGTTTCACGATCTATATATTTGTCTAATTCAAACTCTTTAGGTAATGTTGTAATATAACTAATTACATCAAATCTAAATGGGTTTGCTTCTATTAGTTTTAGAAATTTAATCTTGTCACCCTCTCGTATGTAAGGATATTGTTTATGTAATTTCATTTCTTTTAGTTTGTGATTATAAATCAAAGAACCTTTTACATGTATTGGTGTACCTTTACTGAATATAGTTGCTGGGTTTTTATACTTTTGAATATTGTTACATGATCTAGGAAAAGATATTGCTTCAGCAGATAGTTCTTCAAACTCTGTTTTAAAATCAGCAATGAATTTTTGTAAAGTATCTTCATCTTTGTTCATAATAATTTTAATTGCTTCTTTAATCTTACCTCTGCAAACTTGTGGTGTTGATGATTTAACTGCCTCAATACCCATGATCTTTAGTTTAGGATCAGAAAGTCTTACACCCTCATCGTCTAATACATTTAACATATATCTTTTCTTTGCAACCCATATACCTTTGTTTGCAATTACTTCACGTTTCATTACCATACAATTTTTAAATGCATTTGTATAATCAGATAGTTCATTAAAACATTTTTCAATATACGGCTCTAGTCTACTGTTAACAACCTTATCAATAAAGTTACATATTTGTTCGTTGTTTTTACCTTTGCAAGTCTTCTCAACAAGTTTATCTAATGTCACATAGATACTATCTGTATCAGAGGCCACAATATAATCAAAGTCTTCATCTTGTTTTAGTATCTTGTTCATATAACCATTAACCTTTTGTTCAATATATCTAATAATAAATTGACCTGCTGTAGTTATAGCACTTGCTTGTCTTACATCGTAAAATCTAAAGTATTGATTACCAACTGCACCATAAGCTGAATTTAAGGCAATCTTTCTTGCCCACTGAATGTTATGACATCTAGCAATTTCTCTTTGTAATTCTGGTGTTGGTGTTTTTTGATATTCTTTTTTAGCCTTGATCATTCTTTTCTTATAGATCACACGCTCATTGTACATTGTTTCCATCATTTCAGGTAAAAAACCTTGACTATCATTTTTAAACTTTGCACCGTTAGGTGTTATACAAGCATGTTCATTTTTTAAATGAGACAAGTCTATGTTTTGTTTTAACATTTTATTTACTGAAATACCAGAAGGATCTTGGCCTATTATCTTTTCAGGAGAAATATTATATTGTATAATGATATGTGGATATAGTGAGTTAATATCAAAAGAACATACCCACTTGTGCTGACCAACTGTAGGGTCTTTTACATAAGCGCCTTCGTATTTTGTATCTTTACTATGTTCTTCTCTTGGTGGTATGCATATGTTTTTTTTCAATAGATGATTAGCAATCAAAGTATCCCATACTCTAACTTGTGAAAATATATCATCATAGTTTACTTTAGATTCATAGGCAACAGTTAATGCCAACTCAATTAAACCAAGTTTATCTTCTAATGCGTCAACAATCTCAACGTCTTGTATGTTGTAATCAATAAATTTTTGAAAGTCTTTCTCATAAAATTCTCTGAAAGTAGAATAAGGGTTTACGTTTTTGTTTTGACCAAGTTCTACTTCACCAATATAATCTAGTTTATAACTCTCTTGTCTAGTAGGTATAAACCATCTGTATAGATCAAGATAATCTAACATCACTGTACCTTTTAAAGTATACGTTGTTTGTGGTCTACCTCTTACCATGATTTCAATCTTTTCAATCATACCCCACGGCGACATTTTGTTTGCAACCTTTTCACCTGCAACCAGTTTAATTCTATTCATCAAGTAAGGTAGATCAAAGAATTTAGTATTCCAACCAGTGACAACATCTGGATAATTCTTAAGCCAAAACTTCATAAACTCCATGAGTAAAACGTTTTCGTTTTTACATTTAATAAAACTTATATCAGTTCTATCTGTCTTGTAGTCTCCAGTAGCCCACGTTAAAATTTGTTTGTTAGTTTGGTTCTTAACAGTAATACAAATAATTTCTTCGGTAGGGTTTTCTACATCTGGAAAACCATCTGTTACTGTAGTCTCAATATCTATTGTGAATATTTTAATATACTTTTTATCCCACTTGATGTTTTCTGGAAATTGTTCATTGATGTATTGATAATGAAATCTTTCTAGACCATATATCGGAGAGTTTTGAGTTGCAACATCACGTCTAAATCTTCTAGCGTCATTGATGTTTTTAAATTTTATAGGGTTTAGATTTCTATTATCTAATGTTTTAAACTTACTATCTTTTTGTGTTAAAGAATATAGAGTAGGGCCAAAGTCTATCTTTTCTTTATAGTCTTTGCCATCATGTATACCTCTAACAAGAAGTTTACCTTTGTGTTCTATAACTGATTTATAAAAGTTCATCATCAATTAAATGTAAAGTTATGCCGTCAAGTTCCTCTGTTAATGATAGTTGACAACTTAATCTGCTTATGCCTTTCTTATAAGATTTCTCATATTCTAATAACGATTGTTCAAGACCATTATAATCTATTTCACCTAATTTGGCAATCCAGGCATTGTTTACATATACATGACAAGTACCACAAGCACAACAACCACCACAACTAGCAGGAATCTCCTCTAGATCAGCCTCTTTGGCTGCCTCCATAACAGTGAAACCTGGTGGCACTTTTACTTGGACTTTTTCATTATTTGTCCTAATAAAATTTACCGTTATCACGTTGCTTCTGTTATAAGTTTACTGTTTTTTGTTATGATTGAGCTTGTGTTTTGCTCGTAAGATGATCTTATCTCATCTTTTGGTTCTGTCATAAAAACAACTTTGTCTTTACTAACAGTTACCGTATCTTTTTTACCAAAGGCATTGTACAGTGACATCATTAATTGTATTGGTTGTCCTGGTCCTCTTTGTTGAGGTATAATCACGAATGGATTTTTTAAACTTATGCCTTGATCGTTTTCTCCTACCTTGGCAATTACATCTTCGCCTGTAGATAGTCTTAATATTTTCACTTCTTCCATAATATCTCCTATGTTGTTAATTATATATGATTGCCTATCAAAAGGCAAGCGTTATTCTTCGTCTTTATCGTAGTCTTTGTCAACCGGTTTTAGTCTTTTACTTAATACAAATGTTCTATTAGGGTTGACACTAATGTTCATTTGTCTCATTATCTCACGATTCACCAACAAATCGGAATGTGCTCTTGGTCTATTATCTAAACCTACTTCTACATCTTTATATGTAAAACCATTAAATGTAATATCCATAAGAATCGTTGGTCTTGTTTCAGATGGTTCTTCTCCTTCAGCATTTGCTCTGAATACTTTACTTATACCATGTCTTGGTTTACTATAAGTTTTACCATCATATTTCCATTTAACAATTTTATCTTTACTTAAAATATCATCGGCGTGTAAAGCACATGCTTTAGCACCGTTACCTGTATCAAATTTTGCTCTGACTTTTAAACCATCTTCTAGTTCTACCGTTTCTAACCAGCCACTCTCTATTAAAGATTGTCTGTCCCAATTAGTTCTATCTGATATATAATCTACTAGATATTCCATCATTTTTTCACCGTCTATTCTACCAGATGGTTCTGGATCAGAATAATAATCTTTATATTGGTAACCTTGATAATCAGCACCTGATCCTGGACTACCATTGATTTCTAAAATGTATGGTTTTTTATTGTTTACTATATGGTCAACTCCTACCATATATGCTTTTGAAGCTCTTGAAGCTTTTAAAACTAGTTCGTGTTCTTCATCACTTAAAATATAAGGCATTGCCTCGGCGCCTCTATGCGTATTTGATCTAAAGTCATATGAGCTATGTACTCTTTTTGTACTTGCAATAACTTTATTATCTACTACAAAAGTTCTTACATCAAACTTTGTTTCCATATATTCTTGTATTAGTAGTTCAGCACCTAATTTCCACATCGCCTGTACTGTTGCAACCAGGCCTTCATAACTTTCAATCTTAACTACACCAACACCTTGTGTACCTGTTAGTGTTTTTAATATGACAGGAAACTTACCACCAATTAAATCTAAACCTGTTTTTATATTTTTTTCGTTAGATATAAAAGCAGTTCTTGGTGTAGGTATACCATTTTTTTCAAATAGTAAAGCTGATGTTAATTTATTATCACAAGTAAGCATAGCAGCTCTTGTGTTCATCATAAAAGATTGTGAATTTTGAAAGGCAGATATTAAAGACAGTCCAGCTTCGTCTTCCACTGCACCACCTCTTGTTATACAGGCAGTATCTTTACCTACGAAAGTATGTTCACCGTTCTTACCATCGTAGTTAAACACCGTTAGGGTGTTCTTATCTTCATCTTTACCTGTAATAATGGTTGTTTTTGTATTGACTATAACACACTTGATCTTTTGTTTGATACAAGCTTTTTCTATAAGTTCAACAGTTGAATCTTTGTTAGGTTTATCTGAATCGTTTATAGTTAGGATAGCAACTGTCATTGCTTTATCCTTACGTGTCTGTGTATTCTCTGTTATATAGTCTCTAAACTTTGGTATCTGCATTATCTTCCTTAACTATTTTCTTACCTATATTATATTTAGCAGATAATATCCACTCTTTTTTCTCTTTAAATGGTAATACTTTAATTTGTGATAATGGTGCCTTGTTTGATGTTGCTGTTTCTTTTTCAACAATATCTATTAAATTCCAGTCTTGTAACAATATAGCGATAGTATTTCTACGTTGAAT